TGCATTTGTGCCAGCCTGAAGGCCTTGCTTGAGCTTAAATTGATATCCAGGAGACTCCTGGTAACCACCGGCTAAACGATTGTATACATCGCCTGTATTACCTAATAAATTGCCGTATTCACCTTGCAACTTATTGTAGGCATCAAGACCACCTTGTTGATAGGGCTTGTAGTATGGACTCACTTGGCCTGGTATTTGGTCCAATTGTTGATTGGCTTTGTCAGCAGGATTTTTACCGCCAAACAAACCAGCCAGTCCTCCAGCGGCGCCTCCAATACCACCAAACAACCCCATGCTTCGCAACCAATTTAATGTGTTTTGGTCAAAACCACCTTGCTCGCCCATAATAATTCCTTTTATTACTTAATAATTAACTTATTGTAACTGTTTTTAACACTGGAACACCACCGCCATTATTTACCGTAACTTGCAACCCATAACCACCCGGATTACTCATCGATGGCGCATCAATATTATAAAACAATGTTCCAAATGGACATGTATATGTCACAATTGATGGATTACCAGGAACAGTCATCGTCTGTGTATTATTCACAATTTGATTAATATTGCTTTGACTCAAACTTGTTACCACAGTGCCCATGTCACCCAAATTGTTCTGTAGCAATGTCAATAAAGTTTGTCTAAATGTCTGCTCTTCTACCGTAGGATATCCGTTTTCATCAACAATCTTTCCCTTGGGAAGGTTTGGAATACGAATATTAGGATTATATGATGCATAATCTGTCATTGCGCTAGCTCCAAAATGCCATCCTGCACAACAAATCTACTGTATCCTGAAAAAGTAATTCTATATGTGGTGTCATTGGCAATTCCTAATCGCTGAAATATAACACGACTTTTGCGCACGCCAGTTGGATTCATTGGCAACTCCAATTGATTACCAAAGTTTTCACCACCGTCCCTAGATATTGATAAATATATCGCTTCAGAAGGAAAATATGATGTGGATGTAATAATCTCGTTTTGTCCATCCAAGCCAATTTGATCGCCATTTTCACAAGTTATAATCAATGTCGTTGTTTCTGAATCAGCACCAAGAACATTTTCGCCTTGCATATTGTTAATAACAGTAATTTTATTTGGCTGGCCTTGCTCCATAGTAAATGACAAACTACGAACAATAAAATATCTTTGATTTGGCAACCTAGCAGGTTGAGTAATTCTTATTCTTGGTATTAATTGAATATTATCATCAGAGTACTGAGCTGCTGAAAACAAGGTATCAAACTCATAGATGTTCCCACCATTCAACGATACAAAATAATAAGTGTTATTAAAATATACAATTTCACGAGCAATGTGATAATTAAGATTCTCATCTGAGATATTGAAAAATAACTTGGTCTCAAAATCGTAAGCGTAAGAGATATTGTCATCAGGAAAAGTAAACTGATATAAAAGGTGACCATCTTGTTGATATAAAAATCCAGTGCAATTAAATGGATTAGATAGATTACCCAGTTGATAGTCAATACCATCTGTTGATATTTGCTCTATCTCAGTTCCAGCAGTGTACATCAATACCGGACCTGATTGCTCATTGACACCAACCCAAACAACATGATTATGAAGATGGGATATAGTTGCCGGATTAATGCAACCATAGTCTATGTTTTGAGATGTATTCTTTTGATAAGGAAAGTTAGGATTACCAACATCTTGCCATAGCTCTGTAACATTGCGACCAAATACTAAAAGGTTATTACCGGCTCCAGGAACAGGTACGGCAGCCTGAACAAAATCAGGTTTGCTTTGAAGAGCTCCCACAAAAGGTCCTGTTGCCGACCAAGATAATGCATTGTTAGCACCAGAAAGAACCCAGTTGGTGGTGCCACCTGATGCAATAATTAGGCGTCCATTCTGAAAAGAAATATAACCTGGATTTTGAAATGGGAACGTAAAAGTATTTGTTGAAGACGGATTAGATGTGCTAAATAAATTGGTGCCCCAATTGTAGACATATACATAAAGATTATCCGTAATGCAGATTTCCTGATTGTTGTTTTCGGCAATATAAACATCATTTTCATTAGTGAAGAGATTGCCCACTAATTGGGACTGTAATTTGTTATTAGGTGCGTTGGTAATTTTGAAAACAAAAGTACCTATGACAGCAATCATAAGATTGCCAACATACGAGCTAAATATGCCCCTGCCTGGAACTTCTGGTGATAATGTTAATGAGTTTTTGTAACCAGCATACGGCACTAGCCAGTCATCTGAAACAATGAAGTTCCATGTTTGCTCTAGAGAGATTTTAGGATAGCGCCCAAAGTGAGTCCCACCAACTAGCTTAAGTGGTACTTCTTCGACTTGCATTTGTGCATTAGGTGCTGGCATTCCGTGTCCTTTTTAGGCACTCCCTGTGCCAACATTATATTATCTAAGTCTACCAGATTCTAGTACTGGCAAGCCAGCCTCGGTTGGGATATAGATTATTTTATCTTGCGTATGTTGCAATGAATCTATCCAAAGATACTTAAGATATCCTTCGTTGTCTTTAAGGCTATCACCAATTATTTTGTTAGCAGCTGCGACACCTTTGGCTCGTTCAATTTCTGCTTGAGCTAATGCTATTGATGCATCTTTCTTGGCTTGAGCCTCACGCACTACAATTTGTCTATTCCATTCAGCACGTTTTAATTCAGCCTCACCGGTTATTGCAGATGACCATAACCTATATTTTGCACTTAAAGCCACTAATCCGAAAATTGAAGCTATTACGATGATTAACAAAAGTGCGCATGTAGAAAAAAATATAGTGGTATCTTTTGATGTATGATTGCAATTATTTACTGTCATTTGTGGCTCCTATAGTGGAACCGTCCGTGGTTAATATTTTTTCATAACTTTCAATTAAATATTCTATCGCATCTACCATTCTGGGTATATCGTCTTCAAACTTTCCAAGAGCAGTATTACAGGAATGGCAAAGCAATCCTCTAACAATGCCTGTCTGATGGCAGTGATCAACACAAAGTCTTGTGATGTCATTTGATTGAGATGATTTTCTAGTTTCTGGTTTTTTGCAAATCATGCATTTATTATCTTGTTTAACAATCATGTCTTGATATGTTTCAAGCGAGATATCATGCATTGTCGCAGCTTTTAAATCTAAAATTCTTTGTTTATTTTTATGATATTTATTTCTACCATATTCACGATATTTTTCTAAATTTAATTTTCTTGCTTCTTTTAATCGTTGATTAACTAATTCTCTGCGTTCAATCCTAAACTTTTCAGCATATTTTTCTTTATGAGTTTCATATGACTCACGTATTCCTTTTTGTCTACATGCTTTACAGCGAATTCTTGCACCATGAATAGCTATTGAATCTAATGTAAATTGGCCATGAATATCACAGTTCATCGTAGAGATTTTTTCTATTAATTCAGATTCCGTTAACACAACCCTACATCGAGCCCTTTCTTTTAAATTATGACATTCACGACATCGCCAACCTGTCCCTTTTTTTGTTACTTGATCTCGAGTTAATTCACCATGAATTTTACATGTTTTTATAATTACAGACATATCTATTCCTCTAATAGCCTCATTGATGGTTTCAAAGCCAGGCGAGTGAGGAACTTGCTTTTCGGTAGCGAACCTATGCTTTGAAATTTGATTATACCATCATTTTCTAAACATATCTGTAATATTTTTAAACTAATTGATCAAAAAGGCCACCAGCCCTGGCTTAAATTTACACTTTGCCAATCAAGACCAGGTCTTCCACTAAAGAAGCTTGTCTTCTGTATACTCAAGTCAGCAGGACTAATATCCATCAGCTTTTTACGTATCTCAGCATACTTAGCCTTAGCCTCATCAGGGAAGGTAACACCCCATTCGCACGTAAGGTATTCAGCAAGAGCATAGCGTAGATATTCAATATAGTAAGTATCATAAATTGTCGATAAATCAGTTTCCAGGGTGACATCTGTCAATCCAAACTTACCCCAAATGTTAACGGGATAATTTCCACCTGGTAAAAAATATAAATAAATATCTGCCCCATTTAAACATCGTTCAACACGATAACTAAATGGCAGGTTTGCAATATTATCAACACGAGCTGATGCAAAATATTCTTTACGAGTCAATTCACGCATTGAATATCGAACAGGACCGATATTAAAGGTCATTGAGTCAACATAAAGTAAATTAGGAATAAAGTACTTTTCCTGATTTGCTATGGCAGTTAATGGGTAATATTGAAAATAAGGAATTAGGCGTAAGTCTGAGCCCTTTACATCAAGCAAAGCATTGAGTAAATATAGGCCGTCCTCAACTTGAGAACCACTTACCACTTGTAAATCTCGTGCCACTATCTGCGAGAGATAGTAGGCACGATTGATTAATTGTAACGCGGTGTAAGCCATCCTGGTTTACTCCCTGTTATTACAGATTGAAGTCAAATCCTTGAACATTGATTGCAACAGCATCGCTACCATTTGTAAGGATATAATTGATTTCTGGTACACCAGTTGCTAAATCATCGAACAAGAAACTTGAACTTGTGACTGCGATAGTTGCAACTTGACCTGTAACAATCACAGGAAAACCAGTGCCGCTGACAGGTTGTAATTTGCAGGTATTACCAGCAGTTGCAGGGACATAAGATGTATTAATATGTACAAGTCTTTTGCTTCCACCAGGAACCAACGACGCCAAACTAACAGCCGTTGCAGACGTAGCATGTCCAGCGGTTACAGATGTTGCTTGAGGTGCATCATACATAAATGTACGACGTGAACTGTCATGGTTTGTCCAGTAACCTTTTAGGAAGTGGCTACTAGCATCAGTAACAACATAACCAATTAACGCCCAAGCACTGTAGCCAAATGGCATCAAAGGACCTGTTAATGATGTAGAAATCATACATCCAGGTGCATTTGCATCCACTGGGTCATTGATTAAATACACAGCATAAACAGTACTTGCTGCTACAGTTCCGGTATCGAGTCCGCCGATACCAGTAAATGCGCTGCTAACAGTCGCGGCACTATTCAAATACATTTGATAAGTCAATGTAGAATCAAGGCATGTTCCTACAGCAACATCTAAAATGCTATTTGGTGTTGTTGCATCATTACTAAGTCCAAGACCATTAATATAGAAAAATGGGACTTGGCCATATTGTTTTGATGTTCCAGTTTGAATTTCACTCATGATAAATTCCTTTTAGTTAGGGTTATTTCTATGGTGCTCCTGATGATGTTTTCTACATAACCATCTTACAACTAACGGCTTCATATAGTCATCATGATGCGCCTGAATATTTATAATTGTGTTGCAAACTTCACAAGGCTGTTTTATGAGCACTCCTTGCTTAATCTTGCTAGCTGTCAATCCTCTAACAGCATCTTTAAGTTTTTGTTCTTTAGTTCTGTATGGTCTAAGAAGTTTCTTTTTAAATAATTTGCAATTTCTACAATAACTCTCATTTAAATAAGTTTCTTCTTTTTCTCTTCCGCAATTAGAACAAGTACGTTTCCTACCATCTTCATTTTTAAATCGCCTTTCTTCCATTAAACTTTTAACTTTAGATCTGGCGTTCTTACAATCACGACAATAAGAATCACGAGGATTTTCTTTTATTTTTCCGCATTGAATACAATCAGGCTTATCTCTTTCACGCCAAATTGCTCTTTCACATGCGTTACAATATCCTCGATCTTGATGCTCTTTTTCACCTTTGCATCTGCTACACAATGGGCCTCTTTTAACAACAGACCCATGCATAGCTCGATACTTTCTGGCATCTAACTTACTTTTTTCTTTCTTTCGGGCTACTCGACAATCATCACAAATCTTTTTTTGTGTTGATGCCTTTTGCTTACCACACTCACATATTAGACTAGACATATTTCCTCTCTTTTGTTTGCGTACGCAAGAGAGATTTTACATGTTTACATCCAAATATGATATAAACCCTTTATTTATATGTATACTCACATAGGGAAAATATATCGAAGGCCGTTTTCTGGGACCATTGATGAACCCCATATAGCATCACGGACATAAGCACGATTATTGAGCCCGAACTGACTTCCGTAGTAGTGTCTTATAGATGCACCTGAATCAGGGTCAGTCATATTCACAGTGGTAAAAGGAGATTCATCTGGTAGTCTTGGCATAGCAAGATAGAACTGATCACCAGACATCAAAATACCAGCGCGATGAGAAGGAACAGGTGTTACTGTCATTCCAGCTTGAATCGTGTTGTTAATGTTTTGGTTTTGATTCTGAGCCCATACTAAACCGACACTGTTGATTGTTTGCAATTGAACTGTAACTGTACCAGCAACTGTACCGGCATTAGCAATGGCACGGAATTGAACAGGTTGTTGGCAAACTTGGTGACCGATAAAAGTCAAGAATCTCATGTTAGGCTTACCAGAGACTCCATCATTAAACTGGAATAAATCACCAGCCAATACAGCGTTGGGATCTGTGCCACCAGTTGGTTCAGTAAATGTAATGCTGGTAACGTTAGCTCCTGTTGGATCGTTAACACTTACAACAGTCATCACNTTGTTTGGAGCAGCAGCGTTAGCAATTGAACCAGATACATGTGTTGGTAAAAGATTTGATTCATACCAGTCGGTATTAGCAAAACGACCCAATTCCCATGACATTGCAGTTTCATTGTTACGTGTCATTGCAAATTGGTTCAAACCTGTTCCAACAATTGCAGGAATGTTAGCAACTGGCAATATTGCCATCATCTTATGAGTAGCAGCGCCAAAGTCTTCAAAATTAGCAACTGATTGAGCTAATTGTGTGAAGCTATTAATAGGCGTAACACCATCACCATAGAAACGGAAAGGACCTGATTGATATTGCAAACTTCCGAAACTTGGATCTTGAGGGTTATTAATTGTAACGCCTGAAACAAAGTTCTTGAGAATGTCAGACTCAATCAATGTACCCAACTCTTTCATCGCAGCCATACCAAATCTATCCATATACTCACGTACGTTGAATATGAATTGTTGGTCAGTGTAAGCAGCTGAAACGTTAGCAGCTTGTGAGCAAATCAATGATTGAACACGTTGTACTGATGGTTGCTCAGTAATAACTAAACCAGCATAAGAAATATAACGTGGTGTGGTATCGAACGTTACTGTATCACCTAAGTTTGCAGTAAGATCGTTAAAATCCTTAAACTTCTTGTTGGACATTGAAATACCAACAAATGAGTTTAATAACCAAGCAAGCTCAGCTTTTTGGTATGTTTGTACTGTCTGTAAAATATTGACTGGTGTAGTAGCCATTTTATCGCTCCGAAAATGTAAGTTTCGGAATGGGCAATACTACGTAAGTGGTCTATCTAAACATTTTCCTAAAGTCAGCCACCGACGCCGCACCGTTATCCATTCCGGCATTTTGCGAAGGTTTAAGTTGTGACATTGGATCTCGAGCCTGAGCCTCTTCAGCCAAAGCCTGTTGATTCGTCTTAATAGATTGACTCAATTTCATTAATTGCTTTTGTGCAATATATGGTTGGTCAGCAACATTAGATAAAAGCTCAGTGAGCTTTGCCGGATGGTCCAAGACCTCTTTCATTATATCTCCGGTATTATCAGCACTGTTGGCCATTTCAATGAATCTAATCATTCTTGGGTCATTGTAATTCAGACTATTCAACTCACTTTCCAAACCAGGATACTTTTCCTCTGCCGCTTTCATTTTGTTGGCAAAAGATTCAACCATTTGTTCTTGCTTAAACTTTTGAACATGGTCTTGTAGAATTTGAGGAACGCGATCAGCCAACATTTTATCAAGCTCACCAGGAGCAAATTGTTGCATACCACCTAAAGAAGTTTGCCCTTGCTGTATTTGTGCAGGTGCTTGTTCTTGTGGTGCCTGTTGACCTTGTTGTTGCTGTAATTCCATTAACGCCTCCTGTTTCCCTTTTTCAAAAGCCTTTTTACGTTCCCTGTCCACTATCTTTGACACAATGTCTCGCGACAATGGGCCAGCATCATTTTCCGGTTCCGTATTCGGAGCTTCTTCAGCAGGAGCTTCTACTTCCTGATTTGCAATCTCTAAATTTTCTTCTGTCATCTTAATCCTTCAATCTGACTTTCAATCGGTGTCACCGTGATAAAACAATGCTTACGCGCAAAGACTCGGCCAGGTTATCGTTTGGCTACGTGATGTTTGTATCATACAATGTTGCTTAATTCTTAACAATATGTTTTATCTAAATCATATTGGCTTCTCGACTAGGACTCGAACCTAGGACCACTTAATTAACAGTCAAGGGCTCTACCAACTGAGCTATCGAGAAACAATTACTTCATGCATTTAGCTTTAACTTTAGATTTAATCATTTTCATATCTTCAGCCTTATCTATATGCTTTTCGTTCTTTGGTTTTTTGACTTCTTTCTTTGAACGCATTTCCTTTGCCATGATTATTTCCTTTTCTTTTTAGGTTTAGATTTACCGGCCTCAGATAAGGCAATTGCTATCGCCTGACGATGAGGATATTTTCCCGTCGACTCTAGTTCTTTAATATTTTTACTTATGGTTTTATTGCTTTTTCCTTTAGCTAAGGGCATTACTATCTTCCTTCATCAGCATACAACCCGCAATATGAGTCACCAAAGTATCTATTATATGAATTTCCATCTGGCAAGCATGTATCTCTAAATTCATTTGGCAACTTGTTTTTTAATTGCTCATCTAGCAAATCGTAATTCACATGTTGTGGCGGCTTCTTTCCAGGATTAAAAGATAGAAATATCTTTTTGGACTTACCTTCCTTGGCCACACTATACTCCTTAACCTGCTTTAGCTTTAGCCTCTAATGAAGCTATTTTATCTTCAATGCTTGTCAAAAATCTTGAGCCTATAGATTGTAATTCGGCCAAAATAACCGCCTGCATTGCAGGCTCATGAGCTATTAACTCTTCTTCTAAAATTGATAATGCTTTACTTACTATTGCATCTAATACAAATGACATATTGTTTCCTTATTTTTTCTTGATGTTTTTAAGGGTTTTTGCCAAAGCTATTTCTTTCCTAATGGTTGGTGACTTACTCTTTGCTGCTTTGGCCAACTTTTTAGCGGGGATTTTTTCACCTGCTTTAACTCCGAGCTCTCGATGCAACTTTCCTGGGTTTTTTCCGACTGCTTTAGCAATCCAATTTGCCATTTTTCTTCTCCATCTTCGTAACCATACCAAGGCGCGCATAAGCCTTTCATTATTTCTATTCTCGTCTATCATAAAACTTTTCAAACATCTTTGTACGTTCTTGATTTGTAGCATCTCTAGTATGCCTAAACAATGCCTCATGAATGGTATGTCTGTCATGACCATCACGCTCAAGTTTTCTTACTTCACCAGGTGTATCTAACATATTAATCGTTATCTGGTACTTTGGCTTTGTCATGTTGAGAACTCCTTATCTCATGTTTCAATTTTTCTTCGTTCAACATCGCAGTATGTGTCTTAATGTGCATCTCATGCTCGCGACCTTTAACTTCAGCCATCTTAGCTGCCGCATCAAGAGAATGCCGCGCAAGGCTAGTCTCTGACTCTTCTAAACGCACAGCAGAATCTATTTGAGATTGGGTAATTTTAGCTTCTGATTCCATTAATTTAGCATCTGCCAAAATCTTTTCTGTAGATAGTTTAGCAATCTCAAACTGATTCTCAATTTGTTGTTGTTGTTGGTCTAATTGTTGTTGTTGTGCTTCTAACTGTACTTTTTGCATTTCAGTTTGAGCTTTAATCATGCGCGGATCGTTTTGCATAGCTTGTTGCTGCATGGCCATGGCTTGTTGTTGTTGCTGTTGTTGAGATGCAATCCATTGCGGTACTGCCTCCTTTAACCTGTCACTGCCGTACACAGTTAGATTGTCGACTAATATCTCCAATCCTTGAGGCGAATTCATAAATTGACTGAACTCTTGGCTTGCCCCCATTAATGCAACTATCTGCTCCATGGCTTGTGTCTTTTGAACTTGAAAGTTCACGCCCGCATCAATGTTTACTTTTATTGCTCGCTCATTGTAATCAATCTTCGGATTACCCTGAGTATTCACATCACGATAACTCTTTTTGCCATCTTTTGCAACAACCGGTATTGTTCTTTTACCAACAATGTACTTGGGCATCAAATCAACAACAATGTTACCAATTTGCGTTAGTGCCGCCAGATATCCCACAATGTATGGCATTGCAGCAGCATTGCCTACTGTAGATGATTCAATAACAGCCTTACCAGATAGGTCATTATCATTTTTGCCAAGATTACTCGCGAAACTACCTAGGATAGTTTGAGTTGTAGGGTCAGTAACCTGGAATGCCCCCATTACTTCTGGCGGCGCTGGTAAATTCTGAACTTCACGAATTGGGTCAGGAATTGGCTTATCAGGATCGTTCTCACTATAGGCATTTACTACAATCGTATTGGCTTGTTGAATGTCATTCAGTGCCTCGATGTAATCCTGCTCTTGTGGTATCGCCTCTTTCTTGATAATAAACTTGTGCTGAATCATATTTTCAAGATAATTAGCAAGCGCAATCCCTGCAAAATTCTTTAAGTCCTGAATACCTTTAGCATTATAAACATAAGGTTTTGTCATCTGATATGTTGTATTAGTATTGCCAATCGTTAAATCAATTGAATTACCATCAACAAATACATGCGGCAAATATGTATAGTCAGTTTCTGTGTATTCTAATACTTGATTTTCAATCAATTTATAACAACAAATTGTTTCTAAGTCTGTCCAACGTGGCTCACCAACCACCACCGGAATCTGCTCAATAAATTGCTCCTGCTCCCAGTAAGCTTGCATCTTTTCATAATTCTTAATGGTCATCACTCGACCATCAGCAAGCTTCACAATCTTTGTCTTTTTCTTTTTCTTTTCGTAATAATCGGCAACTAGAACTATCTTGTTATTTTGATTGTCCTTATAGGACCAGTTAAATGAATCTAAATACCCAGCATCATTCATTGAGCGCGTAAAAGAAAGTTTTGATGTTTCTACCTGAGGAAATTTCTTTAAGAAATCTTCTTCAGTCATTGGATAAATTTCAAAACTATATTCTCCATCACCTTTATGACGAGCTCGTGCCATTGGATCAAAGCCACACAATGTTGGGTCGAATGCACGCGAGAGGTTAATTTGTTGTTCGAAACTCATAGGACTTGCATAATCTGTCCACACCTTAGCCACAGAAAATCCACCGGATAACAAATCTTGATAAACGTTATATGCAAAATTGTCTTTGTTAGCAGTATGCATGATATGACGAAGATGACCTTCAACAACATCTAACACAGCTTGCGGAACTGGAACACCCTCTGCTGGTGAAACCTCAATAGATGGCTCATGCTTGGAAAATTCACCAAGAAGCCTTGATATATATGACTCAAGAATATTGAACTCTATAATAGGCCTATGAAGCCTTTGAAGCATTGCGCGTTGTTGCTGATTGATTGTCTCTTTAAAAACATACTTACGATAATCATGAAAGCGATCGTAATTGTCCTTAAAGTACATATAAGATTTTGATACGTTTTTTTTAACTCTTTCTAGGCTATCGATAGCCGTCTGTTTGACTGCCATATAAAAGTCCTTTTTTAGCGTCTAGCGCAATTTTCCGTGATTGCATTATAGTAGCAGCTTTTTGTGCGTCTTGTTTAGTATTATACGTAAGAGTTTTATCTATTAAAGCAATTTTGATTGCGTCTGCAAGGCAATCGCCAATATCATCGTGTCTGTGTGATTCATTCGCCGTCAACTTTATCATATGGTCAATACACATTTCTTTATGTTTTGCGCTCTCAGTAAATGAAATTCTTTTAGATGCAACATAAGGTTGGCATTCTAAAAATCGTTGAGTTTTGCTTCCGCTAGCTCTATTGCGTTCAATTCCTCGCACTTGCAATCCTCTTAATTCTTGAAGAATCGAAACAAGCGTCGTTCCAGTGCTTTTCTTTTCTATAGCAGCTAATAAGGGTGGAACTTTGTGTCTCATGCAATCTTGCCAAAAATCCAAAAAGTGATCTTTTAAGTCTTTTGGTTCTATACGAATTTCCATGCAATCCAACCAATGCAACCCAAATTCTCCGGTTTTTCGGCCCATAGTCTCTATTTCATAAACACCCCAAAAACAAAATACCGTAGCATCGTTATATGATTTATTTGTTTCAGCAGTATCCGCAGTAATAAAAGTAGATAATATTTCAGGTTCAAAATCTAAAGTAACAAACCAGTCATTTTTAAATAATGAGCCACCTGCTGGTATTGGATTCTGTTGGAATTGACTGGCAAATACATATGGATTTTTTTCTTGTTTTTCTTTCAACTGTTCTAATGAATTAACTTCAGGATATAGCGCATTTCCTGCATCATCAATAGCTTTTAAAATTACTGTTTTCCATTTTCTTTCATCTTTACCAGATAACATGTAATTAACAATATCATCTTCATGTACGCGTTGTCCGACAAAAATAATAGGAACTTTTGGAGATCTTGGACGTTGTAAAATAGTTTCACGATAATTTTCTATGATTTTTTGACGTATAGTTGTTGAATGAGCTTCATCTATTTTATGCAAGTCATCACAAATGACGGCACCAGAAAATCTATCAAGATTTGGAAGCCCACCGTCATGACCTACAATACCACCCGATGAACCAAAAGCCTTAATGCTACCGCCGCTTGTCGTTCTAAAATGATCTTTTGCTTTAGAATCACTTCGAATCTCAACCCCAAATATTTCTTTATATTCTTTGCAACTAATTATTCGTTTTATCATCTCAGTGTGTTTACATGCCAATTCATGACCATAACTAATGTACAAATATTGACTATCTGGGTGCATTCCAAGCGTCCAGGCCGTCCAATAAGATAACATTGTTGATTTAGAATACCCAGGCGGCATATTGATTATTAAGCTAGTGGTTTTTAATTGATAACACAAAGTTAATTCTCTAGCCACTGTGATAAAATGTGACTCTCTTCCTGCCGGGTTAGAAATATAAAATTCTCTACCTGTAATGATTTTAAAAAAAACACGCGTAAACAAAAGAAAATCTGAACACAAATCTCTTCTTAATTGGTCGATATCCATTCTAAAATCAGTCATCATCTTCCATATGTAAATCTTTTCGATGCTTCTTCATTGTGCCTACCATCTCTTCAATATTACCTAGGAATTTAAACTTCATCTCTTTTTTAAGTTGCAAATCCGAACATTGAATGGCGCCCAATATTTTATCTATAACTACTAACATAAGTTCATTTGCTACATCTAAACTTGTGCATGGCAGACGAATATTTTTAATTTTATCCGGCAAATATTCAAATCTATATGCCAACTGCTCTATAAACTTTTTATCAGGTTTCATATTTTCCTTAATATAAATGAGTTATTATTCATATCTTTCTAAAAAATTCTCTTTCCCCGTCATTTCCTCAAAATACTCCCTCATAATCATTCCTTCTTCATAAGAGTTTGTGAAAATTATAGGAGATTTATTAATCATATATGACGTTCTTTTATTCTTGTTTGCGTAATTAACCAGCGGGTCGCCATGTCTGAGCCATCGAGAATAATGCATCCCACACCATTGTCGATACTTAACAACATTATCACAATCGTCAACGTCGCATATTTTTTTAGGCTTTAATACTTTTGGTATTTTTTGCTTTGGTATGTACCTATTTACATTGTAATGATAGCCACAAAAACCTTTGGCAACATGATGTTCTTGACATCCTTCAACAGTACAATATCGAATTATATGTTTTCTTGGATTGGCCTTATATCTTTGCAATTGATAATGCTTTAAACATAGACCTTTTACCATTGATTTTGCAGAGCAATCGACATCGCTACAAATTTCAGGGTACTTGCTGCTGCGCTGACCTAGATTGGGATCGAGCCCACGCCATACAATTCTGTTGTAGTGTGCATTACAATATCCTTTGCTTCTTACTTTTCTATCACATCCGTCAATTAAGCATAGACCTGTAGCAGGCATATACAATGTTGCACGATCTTTAATTGGAACAAGGTCTTCCCCTTTCAATTGCATTGCTCTATGACCCGAACAATATCCCTTTGAATTATGCTTTCTACCACAATCAGGATAAATACATAGTTTATGTTTTATTGGTCTACCCATTCTTATCCTTAATTTGGCGTCCTCGAGGGGGCTATCTTGATAATTATCTGGCCATAACACACGCCGAGGACATAATAAGAGAAGCTAGGCTGGAATTGCACCACGCTATGCGCTGTTTTCAGTCAATAACAACATCTGTAAGTTGTGTTACCGTCGCATTTCACGGTTGACCTATGCGTCACTGTCCGCATTGCTAGCTTCATAATAAGCGACAATCTACACGAATTGCACGTGTTACGAGTCTAGCAAACCTACTTAACCATGTTCAGTACTCATTTCCGAGCATGGTAGCGCACACAAAAGTCTTTACGCGTATATTGTGACAACTTGAATGTGCTTTAAACGAGCTCTTTGTCACCGTCCTCTCGTTTACGTTTCGGTTCCGGCTTCACTGTCAGCCTGAGATTGTCTTAATTCTTTTCTAGTTCCATCATCATTATATACATCTTCGAATTTTATAAATTCTTCTTTGTGTTTATCGCACAAAAAATACATATTAGGAACCATAATATAACCTGGAATTCCCATAAATTTTTGATGCATTGCATTATCACCGCAAATTAAACACTTCATTTTATTATTTGGCTTAAAAATTCAGACCGTTGTTGAGTGTAATCAGGAAATATCACGGGCATTATAATCTTATCAACCAAATACTCGGCTTGCTCTTTCGTTAATCCCAGATCTAATTTCACTTTATAAATTTTTTCTTCTTTGTTTTCATCTTTTATCATATTCCCTCCACTTATACCCCAACAACTCAGCCTTATCATCCGGTATAGGCCAGTAACCACATTCCCACCTTGATATGGTCATGTAGTTGACATGCAATAGTTTTGCTAGGTCTTTTTGGCGCAGATTCATTGCCAGGCGTATTTGTTTGAATTCGGTGTTAGTCACTTGGCGGCTCCGGTAATTCAGCCCAATGCGTTGGTGGATAAATGCCATAACCGCCTTTCCACCAGCCAATCTTTTCCAGCATAATAGCCATTGTTACTCCACCTAATGTATACTCTTTATTCATAACAACTAGAACTTCCTTATCAAAATCAGGCAATCTATCGCTACACTTAATCCAATTAGTCATTATCTTCATAAAACTCTTTGGATATAAATTTCTGTAACTCTTCTAAACATCGCCTCAAATTATCGTTAGGGTTTCTGTTATGACATTGCTCAATGACGGAAAACAATTGACCAATTACCAAAGCCATTCGATTGCATTTATTTATTAATTTTTGTTCGTTGGTCATCCTTTGATCACCCAGGAAATATCAAGCCAAAAAGCGCACATAATCCACCGACAAATAATCCTGTTAATAATGGTGTAAGCTCCAATTTACAAGCTACTGGAACACCAATTCCAAATGCGGCAATCATAATAATTATTATCTGTAACATTATTCTATAACTCGCAATTCTTCGGATTGTTGATTAACAATATCACTCCGTAAGTCTCTCAACCAGTCTTGGTAATCATGATTTACTATTGCTATAGAAGATAATCGTTCATATAAAGCTATATGGTCATATCGAATCATTCTTTTGTTTCTATCATACCTAACAAATTCTGTATGTTTATGCTCGCAATAGCTATCAATCATGGATTGGATTTTATTAAGTAAATTAGTGGTAAATTTACACCTATCAGCATCTAGATGATTTACTTCTTCAAATATGCATTCGAGCTCTTCTTTCGTAAAGTCATTCATCTTTTATCTCATTCACCTCACACTTACTTTCAGTATAATATTGAGGAATAAGCTCATTAATAATTTCTTGCTTACGTTTTTCAAGTTGAGCCAGCTTATCCAACGATTCAAACCATGGAAAACGTTTCATCATATCTAAATCTTTAGGAAATACCGCATTTTGTTCTTCCCAAAAATCACTATTCTTGTAATGATGAAAAAACCAAACTGTATCGCCAACCTTAAAATCACTCATATTTTACCCCAAACTAAATCTCTTCAATACACCATGTTATCTTAACATTTGTATCAAAATGAGTAGCGCATACAGCGTTCAAAGCAATTTCAAATTCATCGGCTCGTATTTTATTTGATTTTGCGCACTCATAAAGATATGCCGTGCTAACTCTTCCATTCTCTTGCATATATTCATTATCAGAAGGCACAGCATCAAACTCATAACTTTTCTTAAATAACATCAATTCACAACCCCTTTTGTAGTCATCCCCAAACTAAATCACTCATTTAGTGCTAGTGTATTTGTATTAATGTGCCGTCACTACCGGCGAAAATGAGTGACGGCTACCTGTACTCTCTTTCAACAACACAGGCAAGACTAAGTCCACACCATCAATACTACCATCATACACCATGTATAGTCAACAGATACAAAAAAGCCCCATAATCGGGGCTAGTCCCATCCGTCACGTGGATGAGTTGTTACGCTCGTTAATATCGAGACTTTTATTCTTCCCTGCATGTATCTACTGTATGTTCTGATTCTACTAATCTTTCAAATTTAATGAAAATATCATAAATATCGCTAGTAAGTTCGGTTCCATTATATATGTAATGCTCAATACACATAGCTGCATGTAAAGCGCGATCTAATAAACCTAGTATCTCATGTATAACTTCAGGTAAACTTTCAGACTCATCAGACGCTTTGGCTTTTACTATACTTAGCAACTTTGCTCTTTCTTCGTCAGTAAATTCAGTATGACGAGCATTTTTTATCATTATGTCAATAAATTCTTGTTCTTTGGAGCTTTTCTTAATTTTCTGCCTTTCTAACATGTCTTGTAATAACTTTTTGTCAACAGCATCAAGACCGGTTGTTCGGCATTTATCTGATAACTTTTCTATTAAATCCATTCTTTGATCCAGTTCTTCAAGCGCCCTCAAAGCCTCTGGTTGGCTCATAATCTTACTCATACTTCACTCTCATTCGTCTTATTAAACTCATTCACCATAGATTGTATCTTGGTCAATGTATCGCCTAATGATGATTTGTCTTCTTGACTTACTTTATCACCGTATATCTTAGGAGCAAGTTTTGATGCCGTCCACTTTCGAGAGTCGACTGTCAATCTAGCCAATCCCAAAACTCCAGAATCTAATTTTAAATTACCATGCTCATCTGTGTACATAAATTGCTTAGTTTCATCAATAATATCTTCAATAGATTCAGCCATAATTTCGGCTTGAAACCGCTTGGCTTCTGCGTATTTCACTGCGAACTCCTGAAACTTCCAACGCCATTCACGGATACAATCCGGGCTTGGCAACTCAGGAAACATTTTGCAAATAGTAGGCAAACCGACTGGATTTGTGGCAACAACATGGCAAATTCTATCAGCTATTTCTTGATTATAAGATGTTGGTCTAGCCATGATAATCACCAAAATAATGTCTAGATTCTTCTGGAGAAAACTTTAATAATTTTATTAAATTTCTTGCGTTTATTCCGGCTGGTTTAAATATATCTTTTTCCCATCTTCTCAAAGAATCATCACCAACACCAACAAGCCTGGAAAATTCAATTTTTTTGTACCCCAATTCTTCACGACGTTTTGTTATAAATTGGCCTAAAGTCACTTTTTGCATCTACTCTTCAGAGTCTTGACTATGCAAAGCCGCCATTTCCTCACGACTTCGTCTCTTTCGTTTAGTATAGTCAAGTCTTGGAGCTTGTGGATTAGCCGTCTCAACATCATCTATTGTTCCAGTTCCACTGCATTTTAAGCAATTTTTAATCATATTACCTAGTCCCAATACTTTTTGACGTCCTAAACAACTACTGCAGATCATACTTATTCACAAATTCTGTGGATAACAATGTGTATAAAGATAACATTCTACTTTAAAACCGTCAACTTATCCTCATGTTAAATTAATTACCAATACTACCTACTTAAATATTGACACATGTCAACCATCATGACATAATTCATGCTTTACCAACTAAGGAGACTAATATGTTTGGAGCAGGTCGGTTTGACCATCTTTGGGGTGATGAAGATGAACTAGAACAAGAATATCGAGATAACAAAAGAACCCAAGAAGAATTATCAGCTGAGGAAGAATAATGGAATACAAAAATGATTTACAAGACCACATGACACTTAATGATTTAAAAAACTGCGATTGGTCAAGCAACATAAAAAAACAAGGCGAATGGTTTATTCTTAGTCTAGAAAATAACTTCGAATGTGAAGCACCATTACAAATATTAAATAATAAACAAGCCGAAAATCTCGCCACATTCTGTCGCGGATATCTTTTGGCCTGGGAATATGCTCAAGAACAGGAAAACCAATCATGCTAATTCTAAGTCGCAAGCCCAATGAGGCACTTATTTTACAAGACGATATTAAAATTACCGTACTTGGCATAAAAGGTAACCAAGTAAGAATAGGCATTGAAGCACCAAATAATATCTCAGTGCATCGAGAGGAAATTTATCAGAAAATACAACTAGAAAAAAACTCTAGACAGTCTTCTTAACTTTTTCCGCGGTTGGCCCTTTACTCCCAGTGCCAGCCGTAAATTCTACCTTGTCACCTTCTCGCAAAACCCTGTAACCATCGCACTGAATTTCAGAAAAATGAACAAAGTAATCTTTGTTATCAGATTGTATAAAACCATATCCTTTGTCGCCATTAAACCATTTTACTGTACCTAATGCCATTTTCTTTCTCATGTAGAAAAGCCGCGATTTGAGCATGAGCAAGGAAGAAACCAGAGGCTTGCGGCTTTATTCGTTAATTCTTGTTTTGCCCGCAAGGCCAAGGTCTTATTCAAAAATCTTACGGGCATGGGAGCAACTAAGGAGCTACCGTTGAAAGATTGTAACATATTAACCCTAATCACAAAGCGCAAAATCAAGAAAAGGCAAAACCCAAGTTAACTAGGTAAGTACATGTCTTTATCACCTACGTGCCACATACGTACCATCTTTGCCCTATAATCTAAATTTGACCCACTCATGGAGCTTTTAGAGCCTATTTTGTCTTCTTTCAATACCTACATACAATCCGTCAAGTATTTCAGCGCAGAAATTAAGCATTTGTATTCCTGTGACACCATATGAGACTTCAAGTGCGAATTGTGAAAGAGACAGGACCATCAGCATTGCATGAATAAATCTTTCTTTTTTTTTAATTCCAGAGGTGAGGATGGCTTTTGCTTGGGCGGTAGTATCAAAAAAGGTAGAAATATAGTGGCGCATGGTAACCTCCTTGTGATGGGGTACAACATACAAATTCAGTATATCAGTTCTGATTAGGCTTTCCCATATCACACCAAACTCGCACGAAGCACTTTAGGCTTTCGAATGGTAATCGACCCTCTTTTAAATCTTCAATATCCTCTGGCGCCATGAGCTTTTCTAAAACTTCCGCGGGCGTTGCCTTGGTTCCCCAGCACGCACGAATGAGCCAGTCATCTATATCAATAGATTTTGAACCCCAGTTACCAGTAAAAAGTCCTTCTCTCACTTGTGCCAGAGATTTAACTCCCGTCTTCGATACTGTTTTCATTTTTTCTTTTTAGCTTTAACCAATGCTTCAAACGCCAATCCCCTCGCTTTTGATATCACATCCATATCTGCGACATGAAAAATATTCGAGTGCTGTGTTTTCTTTGGCGCTATTTTAGATATGTAACCTTGTGGTGTTTTAAATTTCCCACGTTTCAATAAAACAATTAATCCGTTAACTCTTTGCTTATAGTTATAAGCCTTATCACCATTTTCAATATGAAATGCAGCTTGAGAAAGAAATTCTTCATCGCTTCTTGGGTCATTAAGAACATGGAATATTTCTAGCAACAGATTTTCTGTAGTTGCATCAAGGATTGGGTTTAGGGGGTTGGGGTTAACACAAGAGTTATCCACACTAACACTAGTGTTTTTAACTTCTTTTACTTTAGTGTTATTTATGTCCGTATGTTTATACGGGGGGGTACCGTATGATTGTACGGGGGGTGCCGTATGTTTATACGGGGGGTCTTCATGTGGCTCTTCGGACTTATATACAAGCTCTTTAGTTAAAGGTTCATGCATCCAAGGATGATCGTAAAATTCAAAGTGATTTACTCCACCTGCCTGGGGATGATAAGTACCGATAAGTTCGCAATCTTTTAATTCTTTTTGATATTTCTCGACTGAACTTTCGCACATTCCAAGTTCTTTAGATAATTGAGGAACAGATCTAAATACGTGGCCATGTTCAGTAGCCCATTGGGATAGACGGCCATATACTAATTTAGCGCCATGGGATAATAATTTGTTTGGAATCTGAATTAACCAGCATGGAATATAAACAGCAGGAGAATGTGATTTTGGGTTATGAAGTTTTCTTGTGTTTTTTGTGTCCATTTGATAATATCCTTTTGTTAATGGATGGTTATTAATTGTTAGTTATGGTCCAGACGTTAATGCTTTACACGGTTAAGTAACCCTCCTTGCTAGTAACAAGAGGGATGGGGCTGGATAAGCCCTTTTTTTATTTTCTTTCTGCAATAGTTAATGCAATATCATATCTTTTATCATTACACAGATGACTGATATAATTTTCTACTTGAGCTAAAAAATCTTGTGCCTCTATAATATCTAAATCATCATTCTCAAATGTTATTTTAAAATTATAATTTTTCATTCACTTTCCTCCAGACGCAAAAAATCCCACCATTAAATAATTGGGCGTACAAATTACGCACAAAAAATAGTGTAAAGATGCTTGCTTTTTAGTTTTGATTGGGTAATATATAATCATATTTTGACCACTCACTCTGGTTGAAATTATCAAAGCGCTACGCGCAACGACGGGTCGGTTTACCAGAACTGGCCCTGTCGTATCTTGTGCTAATTGATCAAAATGATCAAGGCATTACAAATTATATTTCTTACTTCATTGTTCTAATTTAAAAATAAAAGCTTCCCATTGCTCCCTATCCCATTCCATGCCAGCTACATCACGATTTAATGCAATCTTAACATTTTTTATAATAAGCTCTTTGGTTGTGTCAAAAAGTTTATCTTTATGTTTAAGCAATAAATCACATACATCGTCTGCAACATAAATCATGCGATTGATAGCATGTATGAAAGCATAAAATAATAATTTATCTAATTCATCTTCACTCATCATTATCCTCATCCATTAATTCTTTTAGGCGCTTGGACATTGCTTCAAGAGCCTCACGTTTCGTTTTAAAATCATGCTTCATAATTGTCTCACCAACATAATATCTACTTAATGAAAGCTCATGGATAGGTACCCATTCCTCAGCGCCTGTTAAATCTTTAACATGAAACCACCATCTTTCCATTACACACCCCATATCGCAACACAAGTATATCCAGGACAATCAGAATCATTTCTAATTTCGTTATTACCCGCACATCCGCAACACACGCAACAACATAATCCTATTATGGCCCACATAATCACCACCAATTACTAAAATGTACAACCATCCATACAAAAAATAACCATAAAAATAATGGCGTCGCAGCATAAAGCATTAATAAAATACCCAATAACATAGTGCCAATTGCACCTACTTTTGCTTTAAGTTTAATAAGCCTAATTCTCCAGGTAATCCCATTTATCAACTTTTTAATTTCCTTCCTCAACTTTTTTTCCATCAATTACTGCTCTCTTTAGCTCCAAGACACATTCAGCCAATATCCTAAATGCAGTAATTGACATTACTGTATCAGCTTTAAGTTTATGTGGCGCATCTAATACCTGCTCTAACCGTATAAATGCTCTGTTCATCGAATTTGCTTCATAATTCCTTTTAAATGCCTTTAGTTCCGCAAGCTCCATCCTTAACTTGTAAACCTCATCTTCCGACATACTACCTCTTTGGACAATGATCTAAACTAGCCTTTAAAGCCCCATTAGTTAATCGTTCTATTTTCATCTGACTAAATATCGGAATATATCCTAACTTTTTCCAACCAGGAAAATTACCAGATGACATACCAGTCTTTTTTTCAAATTGATAGGAGTTACCGTAATACTTCTCTATTTCTTCTATTGTCATGAATTACCTCCTCAAACTATATTATGTCATAATGGTTGACATTACAATATAATTGTATGATACTGCTCTTACGCCAATACCGGCGCGTTAACCAACACAAAATGGTAGAGTATATGAGCGATTTTCCTGAAATTGATACAACAGAACAAGAACTACATGAAGAAATCAAACATTTAGATTTTACTAACTATCAAATAGCTGAATTATTGGTGCAAAAACAAGAATCAGAGAAAAAGATAGTTAGGCTTTTAAACCATACAATAAAAGGTCAACGAAAATATAATGTTGGCATTCATGCCGTGACAATCACTACCGGAGTGAATTATTCTCTAGATAAGAAAAAGTATTTAGAATTTGGAGATATGTTGCCGAGTCACTTAAACCCCGTTCAAATCAAAGAAGCGTACTATCTTGATAAAAAGATAATTGAACTATGCTATCAAATTGGATCATCTATGGAGCAAGAAATTATGGATGAGCTTATTACCACATCCGACAAGAAGTTAAACATAACCATAACGGCGGCTAAATAATGTCAAATACTACATTGATACTAGGGTTATCAGGAAGTGGTAAATCTACTTCAATGAGAAATCTAGATCCAGAAGAAACATTTATAATTAATGTATTGAATAAACCATTGCCGTTTAAAGGCTATAAAGCCAATTACAAGCTTATTAAATTAACCCCTACTGATGACGAGCCTAATGCTGATAACGGCGGGAATTACTATGCTACTGACGATTATGCGAAGATCTTAAGTGTTATTAAGCACGTTAATCTTTATCGGCCTGAAATCAAAATTCTGGTATTAGATGACTTCCAATATGTAATGTGTAATGAATTTATGCGACGTGTTGGAGAAAAGGGCTTCGATAAATTTAATGACTTAGCTTTGCACGCTTGGTCTATTATTACATCATTAACATTAACTAGGGATGACTTATTTTGCTTTGTATTGACTCATAGTGATTCTGACCAAAATGGTGTTATGAAATTTAAAACCATCGGAAAAATGCTTGAAGACAAGGTAACACTTGAAGGCATGTTTACATGCATATTGCACAGCTTGGTTCAAGAGGGTGAGTTTAAGTTTTTAACCCAATATAATGGTCAATGTATTGCTAAAAGCCCGCTTGGGATGTTTGATGAATTATTTATTGACAATGATTTAAAAACGGTAATAGAGGCCATGAAAAATTATGCGCAAGAATAAGGATCTGTACAATGATGGCTGAAGAAGAAATAACAAAACTAGTAAAAAAAATTAATAGTATTTGCGACAGACTTCATAAAAAAACTAAAAAAGAAATGGCAGAAAATTTTAGTACGGAGTGGCTTTCAAATCATGGCCTTCAAATTTTACTGTCTATTTTGTCAAGCTATTCCTCTCGTGTGATACATGAATATATTGATGTTTGCGTTAAAGAAGAATTTCAAGAAGAAGCCTTTAATGATCTAGCCCCTAGAATTAGTGATGCAATCATTGAAGCCCATAAAAAATTAAGATTACAGGAGATGCAATAATGTGGCATGCAGCAGGAGAAGAGATTACAGGCCGTCCAGAAGATGCGTTCATTCCAGATATGACGATTATTCCTAACAACACCAGCGCACCTGCGCAAATCAAGGTAATTAATCTTGTAAATAAGGTAAACAGCTTTTCACAAGCGCCAGAAAAGTATTATGAGTTTACATATAAATTGATGGCTGGTGATTTCAAAGGCCGTGAGGTCACGCAAAAAATCAAATGCTTTCTTGGTGAGCCAAAGCAAATTGGCCGAGCACTTAATATGCTTAAGCTTATTATGGATTTATGTGGTTATAGGCCATCTCAT